TTATTTGAGTAACTGACCTTCTGTCCACTGTGCGATATTAACAGCCATATGCTGAATTGTATATGACACAATATCAAATTGTGAATTATTGATAAGTGACTTAGAAATCTTGCAAAGTGTTGCAGCAAGGAATCCTGTAAGAGAAATTGACTTAAAGCTTGCCGATGTACTTTCAAGTTCTGTAAACTCTGTTGCATAAGCCATTTTATTATCGCTTGTATCTGTATCAATGTACGGAATTGTAAGAGTACCGCCGACATTATACTTTGTTGCAAGTTCAAAAATAGGGCAAATTTCTTTCACCTTATCAATAATCTTATTTTCAATGCTTGTTGGTATAATCGCACCATTAGCACCGAAAGTGAGATTAGTATCGGCACGAGTTTCAACAGCCTTCGGATTACGGATATAGGCTTCAAAAAGTCTTGTTTCGGTTTCTTCTGTACTGTTCTTTTTATTATCAGGTTCGTCAATTTCAGCTTCTCTTGTTTCTTTTACGGCTGAAATAGTCTTATTGAGCCTTGCAAGCTCTGCTTTGATTTCATTATAGCGATTAAGTTCGCTATCCTCAAACGCCCTGTTCTCTGTCTTTGCTTTATGGATAAGAGCGTCTGCCTCATCAAGTAGAGCATTTTTCTTTTCGATTAGTGCCTTCATAATAAATTACCTCTCTTTCAAAATTTCAAATTCTTTTTCATAGATTTCTAAACTGTTTGCTTTCGGAGATTCTTTTCCGATAAGCTTTATGTTTCCTGCAATTCCTCTTGTTTCAAAAACATTTGATTCTTCACCCCTTACTTCAACGGAAGTGCCAAAGTAAGCTGGTGTTTTGTCGAGAATTGAAACTTCTTTCAAATCAATGTCTTCAAGCGTTCGTCTGTCAAGCTCGCCTTCTTTATCCCAGGATTCACCCTCAGAGATAAAGCCAAATGACCACCCACGCAACTCCCCACGCTGAGCCTTTTCAATAACCTCTGTATCACTGATTATTGCCCTCGCATAAAGACCAATATTATCTTCATAGAGTTCAAGATTCTTTGTGGTATCGCCTATTATTTTGTCATGATTAAAGCGAAGCTCTATTGGCGTTCCTCTTTTTATAGCCTTATCGAAAGTGCCTGCCCTAACTCGCTCAACAAAGCTTCGTACCGCAGTTGCTCCCTTGCCTTTTGGCATTATGCGACTATCACGCTCAACAGCATTCACATAACCGCTTATAACAGCCTCATTGCTACTTCTGATTTCGATTTGCAATATTCTCACCTACCTTCGGGTATAAAAATAGAGCAGTTTTAAGCCATACTCAGGGCATTAAAAAAGCACCTTGATTTCTCAAAGTGCTTAGTTTCTTTTTATGAAGCGTTCTTCAATAAATTCTCGGAAGTCCATTATTTCACCTGCTTTCGGGCATAGAAAAACCGCCTTGTAGACGGTTGAAATTAAAGTAAATCTTCAAGAGGAATATCAAGTCCAAAAGGTTTCAAATCAATACTCCTTGCGATAAGTTCATTTTTTATAGTATCAAGTATTTCATAATATGCAAGTTTTTTCCCATCAGTAAACTCCGACTTATCCTTGCTTTCTGCTGCGTCTTTTGCATTATCTAATACTCTTGAAACTATATATTCAAGTTCCGATACTGAAAGCTGATTATTCATCGTTATCTCCTCTTTTCTTTAATTCATCAATTCTATTCTGAATAGATTCTTCAAAGTTATTAATTTCTTTTTTCCAATGTCTTATTAAGCCTTGTTTTCTGCGTTCCTCATAGTTCATCCAATCTTGAACATACTTTTTGGGGTTATTAATCTTATCTTCATGTTCAGCTATTCTTGCTTTATATTTTCTTATAGCTCGTTTTAATGAGTTTGAATTTTGGTTATGAATATCTTTCTCAGCAAATAGCTGTAAGTTTATTTTTAAAGATTTATTTTTCTTTATTATATCATTCTTGTCCGATTTTTCAAGTCTTTCAGAGGATTTATCTGAACCGTTTTTCTTCCTTTTTGACTGTGCTGAGCGTGGCCTTTTTCCTTTATCAAACCTGCCGTCACTATCACGAGGCTGACCGTCCCAGCGTTGCTCTGTTTCTTCGTTCATACTGTCAGCTATCTGCTGATTTACATTCTGATCAAACATTGTTGTTTGATTTGTATTCGGAGTATAGATCGTGTTTGTTTTCGGGTCGAGAAGAACATCTTGCAAGCCCAAGCGTATGAAATTAAAGCCAAGTGGTTTTAAATCTTCCTTATATCGAACCTCATCAGCCTGTAAGAAATTATTTGCTAAACCTATTTGATATGCCTGATAGCGTTTAAGTATATCTCCCTTGAGAAGTTCTGTTGTATCAAAAGCAAAATAGTGTCTGTGCCTTTCGCTTTCTAAAAGCAAGCCCTGATTCAAAGCTGTTTCAAAAGCCCTTATAACGGGCATTACAGCCGTTTTAATCGCCGCCGTGTACGCTTCGTCGTTCGCTGCGCCCGACACCACAGAGGGCGATAGATTAAAAATCTCGCATAAATAGTTGCTGTGCTTATCACTTTATTGCCTTTTGAATCAAGAGTTTCCTGCGTTTTGTATTCTACTCGGCAAAGCATATCCGTTGCAGAACTGTATTGACTATCTCCAAAATCATTGACACCAATATAATTCTGTACAGAAATGCTATCCTTAAAGTATGGAGTAAACAAGCTCATATCATCACCGCCGAACCAAGCATATACGGTCGCATAAGCGACATTGCGACCTTACTTTTAAGTTCATTATTTTGCTTAGAAGATGAATTTGAATCATCTGAATAGCTTTCACTTGTATTGCCAAGCTTAATTGAAGTTACACCTTGTTCACGCAAAGAAATTCTTTGCATTGCTTGTGTATCAGATAATGTAAGTGCTTCAAGAGCTTGTGCCATAAGTACTGCTCTTGGTACTTCCGTATGTCTGCCTCTTGGAAACTGTAGAATTTGTTCAGCACTATGTTTTCGAGATGTAAGCATAAGGCTGTCAATATGTATTGTTGCAAGTACGAGATATTGCTTTCGCTCACCGTCTGTAAGCTCACGCCATTTTCCTGTTGTATCAACACCGTCAATAAGCTCATTTGCTTCATCAAGATTTAAATAGCTGTTAATGCCTTTTTTAAACATAATTAACCACCTGAATGTTCAGTATCAGCAGGTACAAGAGCTGCAAACGGATAGCGTGTATCAGTACTATTGAGTTGTGTAACTGGGTTAGGCAGCTGCCAGCCAAGACGCATTACACATCTAAGAGCAACCATATCCTGTTGTGCAAGGTTATATAAGATTTTACCGCTTGCGTCACTGATGACAGCTTGGTCAAGTACCTTATATGTCATATCCTGACGCATTGCATAAACCGCCTGTGACCAGTCACCAGCAATAAGCTTAACCTTGCTGCTATCCCAAGAACCATTTTTTACATAGTTGATTGCCTGACCGTATAGAGTTGATGGTGTATCCGCCTGCAAGCTTGGAGCAAAGATAAGACCGCCGTTTTTGTCACGCAAACCTCTGAAAGATGATTTCAGAGCAATTTCTGCCGCAAAGCCTGTAACATCAAAGCCGTCAGCTTCAACAAGTCCCATAAGCTCGGAAATATCCTCGGCTGTGTCAATGCCCGTTCCGTATGTAACCGTCTTTTTCTTTGTAATTGCTGTTGTTGCAATGCCGTCTGGCCAGCTTGTTGGCTTTTCGGTCGAGAATAATACAGCACCATCAATAACCTTTCCAAATGCTGAAATAATCGAAGGTTTAAGCTCTGCCCAAATGTCATATTCAGCATCATCAAGTACTGCTTCAGGAATTGGAATAATTACAGCGATTTCCTCTGCGGTAATGAACTTATTTTCCCATGATGCACTGGACACAGGTTTCAAGCCGTTGTCACCGTTTACAAATCCGGCAACTGGAAGTGCTGACATAATCGGCATTTTAGTCTGCTTTGAACTCATATTAGGCAGCTTTTTCATAAGCTGTAAAACTGCACTTTCATGCTGAACTGCCTGAATAATTTCTTTGCTTGATTCAACCGGAATAAGAGCTTCTGCATCTGTTCTTGTAATAATGTTTGCCATTTTAAAATCTCCTTTTTTTATTATCTATGACTTCTAATGAGGTCATTCATTGTTTGTGATGTTGATGTTTGCTGTGCCGGATTAATCGGCACAAAAGGTTTCTTTGCAGATTCTTTTTTAACAATTACGGCAGGAAATTCGTCTGAAACAGCTTTTACTGCTTCTTCAAGTCCTGTGATATTGCCGTTATCATCAACAGTAATCTTGCTTTTGTCTATAAGCCTTGCGAGTAGTTTTGTGTTGTAACCATCAAGGGCATTAAGACTTGCTGTAATAAGCTTATCCTTCGTTGCTGAAATAAGCTTTTCATGTTCTGCTTCAAGTTCTGTAAGCTTACTATCAATGTCTCCAAGTTCTTCGCCATCAGCTACCTTGAAAATTTTTCTTAAAGCAGTTTCATAAGTACTTAGCTTTTCTGCATTTTGGTCAACCTGTGTCTGCTTTGGTGGTTCTGCCGTCTGTGGTTCTGCTTTTGCTTCGGTTTCTGTTGAAGCATTTGTGTTTGTTTCACTCATAGTAAAAATTCCTTTCATTAAAAATTTTGCAATATAAAAAAGCGTCCTGCACCATAAAAGTGCAGGTACGCTTATTGCCTGTGTTATATATGCGTTTAAATTCGTTTATAAGCCGTTTAAGAGCGTTTAGAAATTGTTAGACTGATAATTTTACATCTAATAATTAAATGCGATTTACGGCGATTATATGGAAATTTTTTATCTTATGATTTTCCAATCTTCCGCAAACATATCTGTTTGGCTTGCAAGCCAGCCGAAAACCACATTTTTATCTGCTGTTTTCATGCAAATAAATGGTGGTACATTATCATGTTTGTTTCCAGTAATATTTGATACTTCATTTGTATCAAATCCCTCGTGCTTAAAGATATACATTCCCTTACCATTCCAACCTTCACGAGCAATTTTATTTCCGTTTTTCAATTCTTCTAATGCTTTTCCAAAATTCATAATATAAATTCCTTTCTTGATTTTTAGTATAAATAAAAGCACCTTGCTTTTATTGCAAGAGTGCTTAAAAGTCGATTATTGAAAACAGTGCCTTTATCACTGCAAGAAGTACTTTAATTCCATTTTCAATGGTCTATTTCCGACCAATTGGTATATTTTTTATTATCTTCTTTTGCTAATCTTTCATCTTCCTCTCTTTCTTTCTGAGATTTGTTAGAATCAATATAATGACCATCATAATAGTGTTCAGAATCTATTTTTTCATAACTCACAGTTGTTCGCTCCATTCTATCCCATAACATTGTCTATATTCCTCAAGAGTTTTTATTATCGCATCATATTCACTTAGATTATATTCTTCACCACGATATTTGTCAACAGTTTTGCCGAATGAAGTCGCTGTAAAAGGTTGCTTTCCAGCTTTGTATATAAAAACTTTACCGTCATGAGTTACAACAATACCAAGTTTATATTTATTTCTTCCATTTGAAACAAAATCACTTCCAGTAGGAGGATTATTAGTAGGATGATTATGTATAGAAATAAGTGTGTTTGGCGGATTTTGTGCAATAGCATTTATAAGACTATCGTTATATTCAATACCAAAATCAGATTGAGAACTACTTTGTCTGCCAACTATTTTACCTGTTGAACTATCAATCAAGCACATATCTTCTTTATCAGTTCCATTTCTATGTGTAAGCATGGCTTTTGATTGAGTATAAATCTGTTCATCAACTATTCTGTTATTAGTTATTCCTTTGAATTTATTATGATATTCTTTAGATGAAATATAATCTAAATTTACTGAATTTTCACTACTTTTAGTAACTTGTTTACCACTTATACCACTTTCCTGCTGTTTTGCAATACCCATTACAGTACGGTAATCCTTCAAAAGCTCTTTATAACGCTCTGATTTTGCAGATTTCATCTTAACAAAAGCAGCAAATGTTTTTGGTGCATCATTTGGCAAAGCAGTCTTGATTTTCTCATACTGTTTACGGCTCTCGTTCCGTTTACGCTTGACTTCCTGTTCCTTGGCATACGCTTTACGCTCTTGGTCCGACCGCATATCTTCAAAGGGCTGCATACTTTTTCGAGAGAAATCCTCCATTTCAGCAGCAGTATAAGCTCCTGCTGGCAATACTGACAGACGGTGACGGCAGTTTGGGTGTATAGTACTGTAACCGCTTATCAAAGCTGTATCATAAAGATAGGGAAAATGTAATTCCTGACCTTTAGAGCCTTTGTATTTGCCATTGGCAGCTTCTTTCGTGAGGGCATAAACTCTGCCCTGATACATTGAGCAGACCTCGCAAGTAGGACTATGTTCTGTAAACCTCACAAGGTCATAGCCCCAGTCTTGTCCTTGTATGACTTTAGCCTTATTTTGAGTTTCTGCAGTAGTTGAGCGAGCAACAGTTTCAGCATATTTTTCAATTGGCATTTTCGTACCGTTGGCATATTCTACTGCTGTCAGATTTTGCTGTTTAAGATTATCCTGAAGATTCTTCTGCATTTCTCTGATTGTCTGACCTGTTGTGAGCTTCTCTGCGGTCGCTTCAATACCAGCTTCTCTGACTGCGTCCTGAACTCTGCGACCAACAATGTTAATTGCCTTGTTTAAGTCAATATTAGCATTTTGAGTAATAAGTTCAATCTGACTTGTGTTAAGTCCGCTGAACATATTAAACAATCTTGGTGCTGTATCATCTTTTATAAGGTCATCAATCAGACTTTGCAAGCCTGTCTTGTAGTTTTCTTTTACAAGCTGTTCAACAAGTGCTTTTGAAGATTTTTTCAGCTTTTTAAGCTCCTTTTGAATTTGTCTTAAAAGTGACCTTTCATAAGCTGTTGCCGAGCCATAAGTCTGCTTACGCTTGATTATTTCAACAAGCTTTTTCTGTGCTTTCTGATATGTTTCAATCAGTCTTTTCTGTGTACTCATCAGATACCCTCGATAGGTTCAAGGGCAGTTTCTTCTAAACCAACGCTTGAATCAATATCATCAGAGCGTATCATAGCAAGCTCTGCATCTGTATCAGCAGCGGACATATCATCAAGCCTTTGAATCGCTGTATACTGCGATAATGTAGCCTTTCCGCCTGTACGAACTGACATGATTTCAGCGTTTTCCGCTGGGTCGGCAGGTAAGCCATCATGCCATGTAATAGTGATTTCTTCGGGTGCAATTTCTGTTCCCATAATTTCAGCACTTGCAGATATAATTTTCTTCAAAGTTGGGTCGAAACGATTTGCAAGTCGGCGTGCTTTGGCGAGTGGTGACATCATCAATCGTCTTAAAGCCGAACCGCTTGGAACATCACCGGTTTTATTTGTCAAGTCTCCAAATACGGCAGAACCCATTTCAGATATTGTATAAAGCTGATTTGTGAGAAGCTCAATCTGCTTGAAATTTGCGTCCATACTTGCGTCCCAGACAAGATATTCTGGCTTTACTGTATCACTAGCACAAGGGAAATAATCTCCAACCTTTGCAAAAACAAAAAAGTCCAACTGAATGGCGCAAGCCAT